CAGGTACAAATCTCCGGAGGGCGCCTATGCAACCTCAATGCCGGGACTGCAACCAGCAGCTGCACCGCAGACTGCTCCAGCAATGCCATCACAGCAAGCACTTATTTCAAGTGCAATGCAACAACAACAGCAGGAGGCAGATAAATTCCTGTTGGACTATATCGGCGGTATTGTCAAACCAAAGCGTGAACCGCTGGTGACGCCTTCGATCGACGCACTCGCAATGCTTAAGGCAGCTTCTCAAACACCGGAATTTTTCACCTGATGAGATTCGCCAACGTTCCTGGTTATAGCCCGAGTTTTCCGGTCACGTACCAGAATATGTACAACGACTATTCGTTGACGACTTCTGGATTTAGTGATCCGTTTAATCAGGCTCGCAAGGAAACGCATACACCTTGCAGTTTTGTGGTGGGTTACAACGGAACCAATGACCCTCGGTTCCAGCTGAACAACCCTGCATACATGCGTGAGGTGACTCGTTCGCATGCCGACAACATTCCGCCTGTTATTCTGAATAAAAGACCCATCCAGAATCAGTTCTAATGGCGTATACAAAACCTGAGCTGCGTGAGCGTCTGAAAGCACGCATCAAGGCTGGATCCAAGGGTGGCAAACCTGGTGAGTGGAGTGCTCGCAAAGCTCAGATGCTTGCCAAGGCGTATAAAGAGAAGGGCGGTGGTTATAAAGGTGGAAAAACTGAGTCTCAAAAAGATTTGAGTCGTTGGGGTGAGGAAAAGTGGATGACAAAACAAGAATACGAGAAGAAAAACAAGTGATTTAGACTGTAACTAGCAGTCAAAGTTCCATGCCCAACGCATATTTTCAAGATACGCTCTTCAGCATTAGCCCACAACTGGATGCGCCTGGTTTTGGAACTTTGGTGGAGGTGGCGGCAAACGATGGATTCCGAACCACAGATTACACACTGATTGCTATCGTTGCGAATATCAATACGAATGTTGTCGTGCGACTCGATGGCAGCATCGATGGAACTAATTTTGCTCCGATTATTGCTGATCAGACGATCCTAGCCAACGGCCCTCATGCTTTCAGCGTCTCTGGTCGTCCCGTGAAGTGGGTTCGCCCTCGGTTCGTTTCTGAAAGCGGTGGTACAGCTGCAACGGTTACTTTTAATGTTGCTGCTGCATGATGATGGAACCAAAGGTCACAATTCTCCTCAATAAAAAAGTTACTGAGGTTGGTGCTTCCTGCCCCAAGGCAACTTTGGATATTAAGGAGAACATCAAAAATCGCGATTGGACCATCAAAAATTTTGGTTATGGTCCTCTGAATCCAGATGTCCCTGATCGTGGTTTCTGGGAAAAGAAAGCTGCCAACTGGAATACAGATGTCGATACAGCACAGACTGCTTTGTGCGGTAATTGTGCTGCTTTTGATCAGTCTGAGAAGATTTTGGATTGCATCGTGGAAGGCATCAATGAAACGCAGGCTGCTGATCCGCATGATGTCATCTGCCGAGCCGACTTGGGGTATTGTCAGTTGTTCAAGTTCAAGTGCGCTGGTAACCGAACCTGTGATGCATGGCTTCACGGAGGACCTATAAATTAAGATGGCTGCTGATAAAGCTATTGAACCGGGCCAGAAAGGCACGGAACGGTATCTCCCAGAAAAAGCCTGGGCAAAACTTTCTCCTGAAGAACGTCAACGTACTGACGCTAAAAAACAGCGTGAGTCTCGTGAAGGCAAACAATTTGTGGAGAATACCGATCGTGCCAAGAAAGCACGTAGAGCTGTCTCCTTAGCGGAGAAGAGGAAACAACGCCATGGTTAAACCTACTACTCGTCTTGGTTACACACTTGGATTACAACGGGATACACGCCCGTACGAGCGCCCTGGTACGACAAATGAGGAGAAGTTTCAATCTCTAGTTGGCGACATGGGAGCTGTTTACGCAATGGGTAGACAGCCACAGCAGCAATCTCCTGGCAAAGGCCAACGCAAGGCTGGGGATGGTTTAAACTTATATTTAAGACAAACATTTGGTACTGGGAAGTTTGCTCCGCTTCCGCCTTTAAGTAGCGGTCCAATCAACGAACCTACAAGTGAAGAGGAATCTGTTTGATTATGGGTGCATCGCGTTCTAATTCATCACAGTTAACAACTGGAATGACCGCTCCAACGCGGAACCAAGCTCCTACCCAGCAGGCGCAGGGGGTAGAGGCACCTGCTCGCCAAGGTTATTCCTCAGGCAGCTCTGTCACTCCTTCTGCTTACTTGCAGAGGACACGTGAGACTGCTTCTGGCATGCCATCGAGCAATAATTATATTAGTGAGATGCGCAGGGCTGGTTCACAGCTGTTTGCACAAGCGTTAGGTATGGAGACCCCTTCCGAAACGGAAGAGGATACCCTCAAAGTTCCTGGTATCTCCAGTAGTCGTATGGCCGGCGACATCGTCAAGAGTCTGTCCGGTGGGTTTACTGATCAATTAGATCCGACTAAGGAAATGACACAGGGAATTGAAGATATGCGCTACGGTGTTACCGGCACCACCAAAACAAAAAGCCCTTATACTTCATTCCTTGGAGGTTAATCCAGATCATGGCAGATAAAGGGAAAATGCCTCCAGAGCTCCTGGCGCACTTTAAAAAGAAGCAGGAAGGCAAAGAGGCCGATAACGCGTCTCCAGAGGAGAAAAAAGAGGGCGACAAAAAACGTCGTAAAGAGGCCGTTAATAAAGCACGCATTAGAATGGAATCTAAGAATAAGAGGCGTGCAGATGACAAGCAAAAAGAAGCTGGTAAAGAAGGCTCTAAAGAATCCTAATCTTTACACCGCAGCTGAAATCCAGTACTTCAAGCTTTGGCTGGCAGCAAGGAAGCGGAAGAAGTTGTCTGCATTAGAATCTAAAAATCGAGCATAACCTCAGCAGCGAAAAGGAGCGTCGAGAACCTTGTCAAGCTCATCTAGTAACAAGCAGCCACTTTTGGTTGATCGTCCCGCAACAACTTCGACATTGTTGACGGTAGCCTCTGGCCAACTGTTTGCCACTAGCTTGATCCCCACCGCTGTCGGTAACGCCACCAAGGTTTTCGACGTTGACTCTGCACAGACAGATACGTCGATCAGTGGCGCCTACGTCGATGAGATCTGGTTACGTTACAGCCGCAATAACAACATCTTCATCGATGCAGCAACTGCCGGTGCTGGAACCTATGCTCAGTCGGGCACGACTGCTGTCGTCGTCACGCTTGCAAACCACAATTTAAAAGTCGGCCAGGAGGTTTATCTTGATTACACCAGCGGGACTGCTGTTGATGAAGCTGCTACCGTTACTGCCGTTACTTCTACAACCTTTACAGTAACCAGTGCAGGCACGCTGACTACCTCTGGTAATGTCAGTGTCTATGCCCCTACGGACATTTGTTTTTATTTGGTGTCCACTGGAACTGTTACAAATACAAACCAATTCTTCCCTCTCTTTGTCGCCAGTGTCCCTAGTGTCGTTGGTGAGCAAACCTTCAGCCTGACGCTGAAAGAAATCCTTCCCTTGATTAACCACCCAGTGGTCCAAGCTGGATCTAACTTCGGTTCTGCAAATAATGAGGTAGCTCCTAAACAACGGGGCCTCATGCTGCAGCGTGGCCAGGCTATCTACGCAGCTGTTAGTGGTACGACCGCTTTAACCAACGGTTTCTACGTCAACGTCCAAGGCGGATACTATTGATGTAAGCCATGCCGCGTAATAAAAATTTTTTCGGCGGCAGCTTTGATAAAAATCTTGTTGGTGGGTTCAGCGACTCAATCAACAAACAATCTCGCTCGTTCCAAGATCAGGGTCAGAATCCTTTCGATTTTGAACCAGTCGATAAATCGGTGGACAGTGAGGTTCGTTATTACAACCAGGAGTCTCTTTGGGCTCGGTGGCGTCGCGGTTATGAGCTTTACTGCTTGACGCAGACGCTTTTCGGATCTAAAGCCACGGGTCGCAACACTCGTGGCGACTTCCGAATGTACTGTGCCTTCCAGCAGTTCCCAAACGTGTTCATTCCAGCCCGAATGTTCATGTTCCCGAGCACCAGCACTGAGATTGGTGAGCAGATGGTTGGTGTGCGGGATACAAATAGCTTTAGTTTTTATAATTTTGGACTTCCAATTGATGCTGTACGCTATTTAACTGTTGCTCAAAACTCAACTTATTCACAATCTGGAACTGCATTAACAATTACTTGTTCAGATCACGGTTATAAAACAGGAGACAGCGTTTATATCAAGATGATTACCGGTGCAGGCGCATCCGAAACGCTTACAATTACGGTTACCAATCAGAATACATTTACTGCAACTGCCTCTGCGTCTTTAACAGCCTCCGGAACTGCAAAAATCCAAAAAATTACTACTTTTACCGATCCGTTTTGGACCGAACAGCGCGTCAGAATTCGTTTCATCCCAACGCCTGTCAATTTCTTCGCCGGAGAACGACTTGCTGATCGAATTTTAGAGCGTGATACAGGAATTTTCTCAACTTACACCCGTGGAGCATCTACTACAGTCACTGTGAATTGCACTGCAGCCCATGGTTTATCGACGGGGAACGAAGTTTTTCTTGCCGTGTTGAGTGGCGCAGGTCAAAGCGGACTTTTCACGGTTACTGTTCTGAGCCCCACGCAGTTTACGGTTGAAAATTACGCCACCGGAAGCACCTCAGGCACATTAATTGTTAATCGACGGCTTCGTGGTTACAACTATGAAGATTATGTCGGTTATACGGTGACGGGAACGGACGAGGATACCAACGAGATATTGTTCCAACGGGATGACAGCTATGGTGCTACTACCGCCAACTCAGTTACAAACACAGTTGTACCTGCTCATCGTGGATTTACGGTTGGAAGGTATCTGACGACTGAAATTCGCTACCAGTGTACCTGTGCGGATTTCATGCGGAGAGAGAATCTTGATGTTTCCTCTGAAGCCCGGCGACGAAGATTTCCATCTACGCCAATTGGAACACTCTCTGGCGGTTCACGTATTGATCGGGACGGTAATGTTATCAACACGCCAGATGACGTTGGCGTTTTCTCTTCGATGAAGTTTGTCAATGTCAATAACTTTTATCAGCTACCATCTTATGAAGACACGGCGGATTTCTCTTATAACAACCTTAAGTATTATCAAATCCGCTGGTGTAAACACATTTATGCCGCAATGTTTTCAATTGTCCATGACGAAGGCAACGATCCGTTGAATATTGAAGCGACTTACATACAGTCAGGCGGTCCAAATATAACAATTACGGCTAATAATCATGGTTTAGGAGTTAATACACGCATCGAGCTCGATATCACAAGCGGAAACGTAACAAGTGGCGAGTTTATCGTTAGTCAGGTGGTGAATGCGAATACATTTGTTGTTATTGCACCTGTAAACCTTGCTACCTCCGGTTACTGCGTGGTGCGTAACTTACGAAATCATGAATATGTGAGGACTTGGCTGTATGAACCTAACGATCAGCCTGTCGGACTTGCTCTCGAAAAGTTTTACGAAAGATTTCACAAGGAATTTGATCGAACACGAGAGCAGTTAGATCGTATGAAGATGATGGGCTATGGGATGCCCTGGACAGGCTCATTGTCCATTACCGGGGATCGGAATCAACCTACTCAGGTCGGTAACTTTACGCCCCAACTGCTGACCATGATGGCGACTGATACGATTCGCCGTGATGCAGCCGGGAATCTCGATCGCACAGGTACGACAAAGAACAGCACGACAACTACGCTGTACATGATGCAAAAGTTGCTGAACATTCCGATCGATTTAATGGACGATGCAAAGTTCGGCATGCTGGACCAACCACTTACTGATTACGGTGGCGATTTTCAGTTTGCAGAGATTGACTGTGACGATTACCGAAACGGCATCCCTGTACGAACTACAATTGAAGCCTTGGACTGCGGTACTTATGTAAATGGCGGCCGGACTACAGCTCCATTTGCTAATATTGACTGTGGAATCTACATTAATAACTAATGACAACCCAGATATTAAGGCTTAGGTCCAGTCTTCTTTACGATCGGGTCTTCCCCAATCGTCTGGGTGTAGGTGAGTTCGCTGTCAACCTGAATGCGACGGAGCCTGGTATTTATTTTGCCGACAGCCAGACCACACCAGCACTGGTTAAAGTTGGTCCAATTCACGTAGGTTCTACAGGCCCTAATGCTGTTCCTACGGGTTATACAGGCTTTGGTAAGGGTGAAAGCTGGCTAGATAAAAGCAGCACCAATATCTTTAGGGTTTACGACGGAACCTCTTTCGAACCGGTAAGGGCTGTGGCGTCGACTTCAACTTCCGGATTTCCCTCGAACCCAATCGATGGACAGCTACACTACGACAAGTCCGTACCTGGTTTATTTATTTACAACGTTACAACTACTAGCTGGGTGGCAATTTAACCTTTCTGGTTAATCATGTGTTCCCAAATGCGATCAAGTTTCTGATGTACTGATTGGACTTCGCGCAGAAAATCCTGCTTCAGAACATAATCTCTGAGCATACCATTCTCAAGGTCGTCAACGCTTTGCTCAATTAGATATAGACGCTTGTCAAGCTTTTCGTTAAAGCGTCCCAGTGCTTTTCCCAGGCCTGCAAACGCAGCGAAGCCTGCGCTTATCGCTGCCAATAAAGTTTCAGGCGTCACTATTGGTTCTGCTTTTTTCTTATTCTAAGGTAAATGACAACTTAGAATAATTGGATTAGGTGCAACCATATGGCCACTGGATACGAACCCAATATAGAAGGTGCGATTGCGGTTCTTGTGGATCTAATGCGGGGTAATGGATTTACCCTGACACGTCAACCGTATGAACCAAACTATCGCGGCTTGGTTGATGCGATTATTGATCTAAAGGAGGGTTTTCCTACTTTCGCTCCTTATCGAGTCGGCTTTGACGCAACGACTTTCGAAGACGTTACCGATGGAGCCGCTCTCTACATGCGGACCAGCGATGGTCTGGTTGGCTTAGCGCAGGCTGATGGGACAGCTGATGAAGCTTTGGTTGTTGGTTTCGCTGACTCGGCTGTCACCACTGGAAATACCGTGAAGGTCATTGTGACAGGAATTAAAACACTGAGTGGCCTGGATGCTGGTGATATTTATTTCTTGAGCACAACAGCTGGGGCCATTACACTTACGCCGCCGAGTACAGCTGGACATTTTGTTACCCGTGTTGGAGAGGCTGCCAGCACAACTGATTTCAGTATTCAGCTCGAACCGCCTATTCAATTGCACTAATGGCTGAAGCAAAAGCTTATCAACCTTATGCGCCAAATGCACAAGGATTTACAGAAGCTCTTATAGATTTAAAGAGTACAATCTCGACGACACCTGCGCCAGCGGTGGTTGGAATTCAAAGGGAAGTATTTGAAAACGTCACTCAGGGTGATGCTTTGTATTTACGTGCGAGTGACGGAAAAGTTGGACGTGCCGTTGCAAACGATACTTTTGACAAAGCTAATGTCATTGGATTTGCCAAAACCACAAAGGCAACCGGAACAATTGTGGATGTTTTGATAAACGGTATACTGGCGACTTCAGGATTAGATGCAGGCGATGTTTATTATCTTTCTGCGGCTTCACCTGGTGCAATTACGCCAACAGCACCCTCGGCAGCTGGCAATTTTTTAACTCGAGTAGGAGAAGCTGCAAGTTCAGCTGAACTTTGCATTCAAACTGAACCGCCTATTCAACTTAGATAGAAACGGTATTCTTGGTAGGATAGAACCATTAAAGGTTGATTTGGTTATCTGAATTAGCCTGATGGAATGCAAACATGGCAACTAGGAAGGCTATTTGTTTGGTTAGTGGCTTATTTGAGGAGGTCAACACTCCTACAGATAAGTTAGATTTTGCTGGAAACAGCACCACCGACCTTTCAGAGGGCACCAACCTTTACTTTACGAATGCACGCTCCCGTACCGCGATTTCTGTTACGGATAGCGGCGGGGATGGCTCTCTTGGTTACGATAATACAACTGGCGTCATTACTTACACTGGTCCTTCTGCCAGTGAAGTACGAGCGCACTTCAGTGTCGCAACCGGTTCAGGATTAACTTATAGCAGCGCCACTGGCGAGTTTGGAACAAGTGCGATTCCAAACTCACAACTTGCAAATAGTTCACTGACTCTTGGATCTACGTCCATCAGTCTGGGTTCAACCGCACTGACTGTTGCAGGTCTGACGAGCCTTACTTCTACAACCTTAGTCGCAAGCACTACTCTCAATGTAGGAGCCGCTGGCGACGCAAACAGCATTCAAATTGACAGCACTGGGATCATCTTCGAGGGTTCAGGTGCAGATGCGAATGAGACGACCTTTACCGCTGCAAACCCATCTGCAGATCGAACAATAACTCTGCCGGATCTCACCGGTACTGTTGCACTACTCAACTCCTTAAGTGTTACCGAATCTGGGACTGGATTCGGAAGTCTCTCGTATGACAACACAACCGGTGTTTTTACTTTTACGAAGGTCAGTTCTACCAATATCCGTAGTCAAATATCTGTAACTGATAATGGCGGTGACGGAGCCCTTGCTTACGACAACAGCACTGGTGTCATCAGCTACACCGGTCCCAGCGCCTCGGAAGTCCGTGCTCATTTCTCAGTTGCGACTGGCTCTGGTCTCACCTACAACAGCGGTACAGGTGAGTTCGGTACCAACGCAATCCCCAACAGTCAGCTGGCGAACAGCTCGATCACCGTTGGTTCGACCGGTATTGCACTTGGCAGCAGCGCCACGACAATCACAGGTTTAACCTCCGTCACGTCGAGCGCTATTGTTACGAACGATAGCGGTTTCCGAGTTCGTAACACAGCGGATAACACAAAGCTTCTGGCTTTTGATGTCTCCGGTGTTACTACTTCGACGACGAGGACATTGACTGTTCCAGATGAAAATGGAACGATTGCAACTCAAGATTTTACTACTGCACTTGCAATTGCGTTAGGATAAACATATGGCGACTCAAGTACAGTTCCGGCGCGGTACATCGGTTGAGACAGCTGCTTTTACCGGCGCAATTGGTGAGGTTACGGTTGACACCGTAAAGAATACCTGTGTTGTACACGATGCGACGCAGGTAGGAGGATATCCTCTGCTACGTGAAGATGGAAGCAACAGCAGCCTCGCTCCCGGATCTTTATCTAGTTGTGCTCTTAAGTTTGCAAACAGCGCTAATACTGGAATCATCAGTCCTTCTGTGAATCAGATAGCTTTGGTGACCGGTGGTATTGCTAGACTTACAATAGATACATCTGGTGCAGTAACCATCCCAGGCAACGTTTCGATTACCGGTAACCTGACTGTGACTGGTGCTCTCGATTCATCCTCAAACCTGGCGCTTATCCTTGCTTTAGGCTGATATGGCAAACACATTCAAGGTAGATACCAACGCTGATCTGACCACTAACGCGATTACAGACGCAGCTGCGGTTATTACTACTGCTGGTGCTTCTGCTACGGTCATCCTCCTCAGTGTCATGGTTTCTAATAAGACCGGGACGAGCGCAAGCGTCGATGTTCAATTAGATAAGAACTCTGGCGATGATGTATTTTTGATTCGTAACGCACCGATCCCCGCTGGTTCTTCATTGGAAATTATCAGTGGAAATAAGGTGATTCTGCAATCCAGTGATGTACTGCGTGCGAGAGCTGATACCGCTAGTGCTTTAGATATTGCTGTTAGCTATCTTGAGCAGACCTAATAGCAATGGGCTTGACTGTTAACAACTCTATTGCAGGACTCGAAGCGCGGGTTTGTGAATTAGAGAATCAGTTAAAAATTTTGATGACGGTGGTTTTTGATGGCGCTGTCCTTTCACTGCCGGACGACAGCTGGGAAAATATTCGGTTAAAGCGTGATTACCTACTGAAATCATCCGATTGGACGATGATTCCAGGTGCTAGTGTCGATCAGGCCTCCTGGGCTGCTTATCGTCAAGTTCTTCGTGATCTGCCACAGGTTTTCAAATCTTCTGGTCCTAAAGCAGTGAAGTGGCCAAAAGAACCTGCTACTTCAGGTCCTAATACAACAGCCGTAGAATAGTAATCACAGGAGAATAAGCGACCATGGGTTATCTTGGTTTAACGCCGATCACGGCTCAACAGAGCTATCTAAATATTGATGACATCAGTGGATCTTTCAACGGTGTCACTACGTCTTTCGCTCTGTTAGTTGGTGGCGTAGCTCCCGTTCCATTCCCTGTAACAAATACATGTTTAATCTCTGTTAACGGTGTCATTCAGGAACCGGACGATTCCGGTTCTGCTGGCTTCCGTATTAGCGGTGGAAATATCGTTTTTAGTTCTGCCCCAACAAGTGGTCATGCCTTTTTTGGTGTGATTTTAGCTGGCGCTGATTATGTCAATGTTGGCGTTAATTTCCCTGACGGCACTCTTGGCGCTCCTTCGATTACCTTCAGCTCTGATACAGACACCGGTTTATATCGCAGCGCCTCAGGCCAGCTTTCTATTGCTTCGAACGGAGTTGCCGCAGGTACGTTCAGTTCATCTGCATTTCTGGCAGTAGCAGGTAGTGCAGGTACGCCTTCTATCTCTCAGTTATCCGATACAAATACCGGTATTTATTTTCCCGGCGCAGACCAAATAGCCATCTCGACTGGTGGGTCTGGGCGGTTGTTTATTGATGCGAGTGGACGAGTAATTGTCGGAGCATCTTCTGCCGCTGTAGGTAACCCTTTTGAAGTAGTTGCTACATCTAACGGCAATGCCATTGCTGTTCGCGGCAGAAGCTCTGACAACCTGGGAATCATTACGTTCCACCCAAATGCCAGTAGCACTGAATACGCAAGGATCCAAGTAGAAAGCGATTCGTCATTGCGCTTCGGGACCGGATCTTCTGGAACCGAGCGTATGCACCTGGACTCCAGTGGCCGCTTAGGTCTGGGGACTAGTAGCCCTGGCGCAAAGTTACAAGTCAGCCAGA